GACGTTTTCGGCGGGCCCCCCCCGCCACCTTTTGCACCGCCGGCCCCGCCGCCAGATGCTTTACTTCCAACAATCAGCGGCCCGAAGGCCGGATCGTTGGTGAATTCTGCTTTCAGCTCATCCAGCGTTGCCGCCGAGAGCTTGCCGGCAGCGTCCAGCACGACAACGGTTGGTTTACCGTCGCGCTGCTCGACGCTCAGCCGGCGTTCGATGTGGGGAAGCAATGCCTTGGCGCTGCCTGGCACGGCCAGAGCAGTCGCGATCTCGGTGGCGGTGCGGCCTACGGTCAAATCCCGGATCTGGCCTTGCAGGGTGGCGCGCTCGCTTTCCAGGGTGCCGGTCAGCTCAGCTTCGCGGCGGTTGTACTTCTCGGACCAGGACTTTTCGAGTTCCTCGACGTTGCCAGACTTGCGGGCGGCCTCTTCGGCCTCGGCGCGCGCCTTTTCTTCGGCCTCGCGGCGGGCTTTCTCGGCGGCCTTCTTCTCGCCCAGGAGCTCCTCCACCTTGGCCTTCAGGCCGGTGACATCCTCCTGCTGCGGCAGCCCATCGATGCCGAGGACGAACTTGCCGTCCTTCTCGACGTACAGGGCTGCTACCGATTCATCGACGCCTTCGAGGCTGTCCAGTTGGAATTTCAAGGTCATTGCTGTCTCCCAGAGACGTTGAGCAGGCCCTGCCTGCAAGTAAAAAAAAGCTTGAAATGAATCTACGTCGTAGATATATTGCAACCACGACAAAGCACAATGGAGTCACCCAATGAGTTCTGTACAGTTCATTCATGGCGATAATGGCGAGGCTGTTTTTGCTGTGTTGCCTATCGAGATGTACCGCTCTCTCCTCACAGGCGGCGCTGGATCAGAGGCCTCTGCCTCATCACATCCGCTTTTGAATGAGGATCAAACGATGATCAAACTGCCTTACGGTGGCCCTGATGCTTATCTCCACATCCCGGACCTTCTTAAGTACTTGAAGGACAATGGAATCAAGCACCTCGCTATCAACCAACGCGCTCAGATTTTGGATAACTTTCCGCCTGAGCAAGCGATGACGCTCGACCCAATCATCCGCCGCGAGTTTCTTGGCGACCTTCGGTACAGAAACACGATGCAGGCAACCACCGAGGTGGTAGATGCTCTAGTCGCATCGGGGCACTTCCGGCGCGTTAAGAAGCGCTACGAAGGCGTGTTTGGCCGTTCTGTGAATGCACTGGAAGTAGTCGAGTAAGAAGTACGTACGCCGGCCTCAATCGAGGCCGGCTCTTTGGAATGCCATCGGCTCCCGCTCTCGCAGCTGCTTGAGGGTCAGGGTCCGGCCGTCGTCATCGACAAACCGGTCGATGGTGAGCTCGCCCTTGCTGAACAGCTTGTAGCGAGCCGGGCCGAGCACATCCTCTTGGAACGCTGCAGGCTGGCGTGCGAGCCATTCGCCGTAGGTGGTCTTGCTGCTGACCTGTTCGGCGCCGTCAGGGCCTACCGCTGGGCGAGTCGATCCGGGGATATCCCGGGCAAACTCGTCCTTGAGCACCGGTATCTCGGTGGTCCGGCAGTTCCAGTGGAATGGCGGTGACGGCGCGGCCATGGGCACCACCGTTCCATCCAGCGCACGGCAGAGCGGCGTGGTCCTGCCGTCCAGGGTGGCGACCCGGCGCTTTCCCTTCAGGATGTCGTCGTTGTCGGCCATGACTTGCGACCTCGCCGAACTGGCGATGTGATTGGTCATGGTCCGCACCAGCGCCCCGGCCTGGTCGCGCTGCTGCACGCCGAGCGATGTGAGCCGGCGGGTGATCTGGCCAGTTGTCTCGCCCAGCGCCGACCCCATGCGAATCTCGCTGATGATCTCGGCGCTCTTCTTGGTGCCGTACTGGTCGAGCGCGCCATTGATGCTGATGCGCTGGCGACCCTTACCGACCTTCAGGTCGAGGGGGTCGGCTAGTGCCGCCGCGGCGACCTGCTCGATGCTTGGCCTGTTCAGCTGGACGACTGCTTTCACGACCTTGCCCAGCAGGGCCATGTTGAATTCAGCCTCGTAGCCGCCGAATTCGGTCAGGTCTAGTACGGCTTGCTGCTTCATCTCGCCGTAGACGCCCGCCAGCTCGCCCTGTAGCTCTTGGATCTGCTTCTCGTACCGCTGGGTGCCGTACCGGCTCAATCCTTCTGATACGCGCGATTTGGCGGTGCTGATGGCCTTGGTGATGAACTTGGCCAGCCGCTTGAGGCTACCCCCGGCGTAGCGCTGCACATGCACCTGGTGGCGAGTAGCTGCGTCCGAAAGGTAGCCGTCACTGCTCATCCTCGCCGCCTCCGGTGTCGTTGCCGGTCACCGGCGGCTGCTGGGCCAGTTCATCGTCAATCAACTCGTCGGTGCGGTCAGCCTCAAGCACGCCGCCCTGGCGCAGATTGGTGCGCAGGTCGGACTTGGCGATGATGCCTTGCTGCCAAAGCTGGACCTGGGCCAGGATGTCCTGGGCGGTCATCGTCTCGTCGAAGAATGACTGGTTGAGCCAGAAGACCGTACCGTCCTCGTCCGGCTCGCCCATCATGAAGCGCTCGGCGTCGAGGATGGCCCGCTTCAAGGCCTCTGACACGTTGCCGGCGATGGTGCCCAGCACGCTGTTGTCCGAGCTGTAGCGGATGCGCACCGCCTCGGCCGTCTCGGCGCCGCCCGCTTTCTGCACGATGCGGGCGCCGATCATCAGCATCTGCTCTTCCTTGTCCTTCAGCAGCGTGCGAGCCAGCTGGCTTTCGGCTGCCTGGACGAGTGTCGCGGTACCGCTCTTGCCGAGGTTGTAGCCGCGGGTCGAGCCGATGTGCATGCCGTTCGGGTTCACCTTGGCGAACTCGTCTGCGCTGATGTCGGTGGTGATGAACAGCGTGGGCTGGCTGCTGATGAAGCCGCTCTCCTCCACCGTGGCACTGTTGCCGTAGTGCAGGATGTTTACGTCGGCCAGGTCTTCAAGCGGCGACTTATCGATGCTGGCATCGTTGTCCTCAGCCCCGTAGAAGCTGAACAGGATGTGATCGAACGGCTGGCCATTCTTGTCGAGCGGCTGGGTCTCGGTGTAGGTCTTGCCGTCCTTGCTGTAGAGGCGCTGGACGTACTTTCCATCTACCAGAAGCAGCACCCGGTACTGCTCTTCCTTGATGCGGTCGAGGTTCTCCCGGCTGAACTCGGACACGCATTCGAGCAAGCAGACATAGACCAGGCGCAGAACACCATCGATGACCTGCTCTTCCCAGTCGATGATCGAGGTCGCGCCGTAGTGGTGGATCAGTGCACGCCGGCCCTGCATATCGGCCATGGAGGAAACGCCTTCAACTGGCGGGAAGTCCACCAGGAAGCCGCCACGCCCGGTGTCCAGACACTCACCCACGGAGCGCTTGGAAAGCTGCTCCAGGCTCGTGCCGTCGCCGCTGGCGTTCTCCTTCAGGTACTCCACGCCGGCGGGCAGTTGCAGTTCGGCTGTCTTGCGGAACACCGCACCCAGCAGGCCGGTACGCGTACGCCCGGTGATGTTCAGGAACATCGCTCGCTTCTTGTACTGCTTGTACCGCGCCAGGTTCTCCGGTGATTTGTTCTCCGGGTCCGGCATCGGCAGGTATTCGTCGTGCTTGCGCACCTCACGGGCGCCGGCCACGCAGCGTTTGACCAGCTGCCAGCCGGGCAAGGCCTCCGAGTACTCTGCCCGGGGAATAAAGTTCGGCATGGGTGGCCTCAGAAAGTGAACGTGATTGGTACGTGGGTAACCGGCCTGCTGATCGGGTAGTCGTGGTGAATGAAGTAGCCGCCCGCGTCGTTCGCGTGGTCCACGCCGGATTTCTTGTCAGGCTCGCCGTTGGCGGCCCATACCTGCTGCTCCAGGCCGTCTGCATAGGTTGGGCAGCGCAGCGGGTTGATCAGGTAGCGCCGCTCGCCATTCGCGTTGCAGAACATCGCGTTCATGGCGTTGATCCGGTCCTTCACTGGCGGGTTGGCATCGGGCGCGATGACGCTGAACCCGGCCTGGCGCAGGATGGCGATGTCCGTCTCACTGGCGTTCACCGACTTTCGCGACCCGCCCGAGGCGTCCGGGTAGATCCTGATCTCG